ATATGTCGGGTCAACGTTTGTCAACGTGCCGCCACCTGCTGAGTACCCTGTTCCACTGATCTCACCAGTCACTGTATATACAGTCGTGGATGCATCCAGCGTTGCTGTGTTGTCGTACAAAGCAAGTTTGTAGACGTTTCCTCCAGATGTGTTAAAGTCGTGCAATCCTTCAAGAAGCTCTTTCTTAAAAGAGGTGCACATGTAGTTGCCTGTGAAAGCCATCTATAGTCTCCTTACGTTTTCTCTCTCAAGATAAGCCCAGTGCGATATGCATCTGTAACCTCTTGTGACTCACCAAAGTTTTTAACACGCGACAAGGCTTCAGTAAATCTCTGCGTGTAGTTCTGTATTAGGTCGCCTTCGCCCTTCATAAACGTATATGCCTCAATGAGACATCCATACAACAAGGCCACTGATGCGTTCACGCTTAACCACGTTGTGTCACCACCTGCACCAGCCGTCAAAGACAGTGGGCGATAGAAATAGTGCAGTTCCACAGCGTAGTTAGAATCAGGTGTCGGTCCCAGAATGAAGTTGTCGATGTCAAACTGCGCGTAATAGCGAGGGACACCAGTCGTTGCCGCATTCGGGTTGAAAGATTGTACGAAGTTTACGTCTTTAAAAAGAATGAAGTCTTTGCTGCTGCCATTTGTAATCGAAAGACTAAATGGAGCAAGATAGTCTGATGGCAACGCAAGATATTGGTTGCTTGCAGTCAGATTACCACTTTGATTCTTGCGAAATACCTCTAGCTGCGCAATCTTGAGAATACGTTCCTCTGCGTTCTTGATGAATATATCAAGGTTATTCACAAAGGTTGTTTCTGTGTTTTCAGTGTAATCCTGAATGGCTTGTTTTAGCTCGTCATATGTAAAGCTCATGTGATCACCACCGTAACTTGTCCCACATAACCGATGGTGTTCATCTTATTCTGTGGGGGAGGAAAAATATTATCACCCACGCTCACAGAAACTGCACCAGCTTCTGGATCGGGGCGAGGATTGCGCAATGCTTGCGGATCAGGAACCGCCCGTAATGGCTCTAACTGTGGATGCTTTGCTTCCCACTCGTCTTTGCCAACAAGTGCGCCAGTCCATTCTTTGCGCATGTCTACCAACCGATAGCGAAAGCCTGATCGGTCAGAAATACCATATGCCCACTTACCTGTGGCATACTTAGACATAGCGATAATTCCTCAAATCTGGAGCAACGCGGAAGGATGCACGATCACGATCCTCATCCATTGCTCTGTTAAGTTCTTCTTCATATATGGCCTTTAGCATCTGCATACGGTCAGGTGCTCGTTTTACGCTAATATAGTACGCTAGACCCGCCGCGAGCGCGGGGTAAAAGCGAAACGGCACTGCCGCAGTGTTTGTATAGGTATCAGCGTCGTCCATTCGCGTTAGTGCGTCATAAATGATGACATCTGTGCTGTTATCAGGCAAAGGCCACAATTTTAGGACAGGTGTGATTTGACGATCAACAAAATACTGTGATGGACGACCTGTAGTGGTTTTCGTAGGGATATTTAGGTATTCATCGCGGCTGACACGATCCAAAGCATAATCTGTTCCGCTGCGACGGATTACCAACGAAAGAATGTCGATCACATCTGCACCAAGATTATAATCACCATCGCTTGCTGTCACAGTTATTGTGCGCTGGGCGATTGTCCACTGATTGAGGCCACGGTTAGCCCAGTCAGCAAACATAAGATTCATAGACCGTTTTGCGGTCTTTAGGTCATATCCTGTGCGGACTTCTAAGCCACAACGCTCAAAAGCCTCTTCGATGTAGTCAGCTACATCTAATTCAAAGTCTGTTGAGCCTGATACAGCCATCTATTTTTTCTTTCTCTTTTTGGCGGATTGCTTAAATGCTTTCGCCGTTGGAGCGCCTTTTGAACCGGGTTTGCGCATTTTTTCGCCAGAACCAGCTTTTATACGCTTTCTCTTAGCATGAATATTATCCCAAAGTCCGCGATTTGTCACCTGCTTGGCTGATTGAGAACGTCCTGTAGCCATCACTTACCAATCCCTAGTAAAATTTCCATAACCGTTTCGCTGCTCATAAGGCCAGCAAAGATAATTGCACCAACAATCATCCACTTGGCTTGAAAAACTGCAATCTTTATTTCTTTCATGTCAGATTGCAATTTATCAACACTGTTCACAAGATGATCCTGTTGGGCCTGAAACTTAACAAGTTCTAGCTCAATTTCGTGTACAGTTTTCTCAGCCATCAACATCTCCACCGCTTTCTGGCTTGACGCAAACGGCTGTTTGGGTCTTTTGCTGCTTTAGGGAATTGTTTCATTTGACCAGCAGAACGTGCGCAATATGACTTACGGCGTTTCGCACGAGACTTCGACGGGCTTTTTTCAGTAACTGCGGTTTGCAGCTTTGATCCGGGATTTGCTTTGCGATACGCAGCAACGCCCTTTTTCGTCATACCTGCACCAGATTTGGTCTTACGGTAGTTACCGCCTTTGCCGGTGGTTTTGCGTATGGGATTGTCTTTTTTAGAAGCCATTATGTCCAATCCTCGTTTTCTATATAGACAAACTCCATTGACGCGGAGACATTAAAGTTAACAGAGTTTGAAGAAGAAAATGCTCTCATCTCTAAGTCTGTTTTTTCTGTGAACCTTAATGGAAAAGTATAAAACTGTTCGTGTGCGCCATCTGTCAGGGTAAATCTTTCCTTTATTTGAAACACTTCCTCATAGGGTCTAGCAACAAGACTAGCATTTAAAATAGCTTTGGTGTTAGTAGATGTGCCTGTGGACAAAGACATTTTTGTAAGGAACGCTGTATATCCTGCGGGAACTGTCCAAAGAGCCATCAATGTTTGATTATCACCATCCCCATTTATGGTCAGGTAAATATTAGCTGGAACTCCAGTGGTTACTGTGCCTGTTCCTGCGTAAAGTGTGCCAGCGTTTGCGCCACCACTACCTGCACTGCGAACAATGCCACGATTTATACGGAAGTAAGAATTTGTGGTATTAACTGCTGTTTGCCCATTTAACGTGACAACTTCGTTTATTTCGTTGTAATCAGCGTCTAGGCCAAAAATTTCAACCGTTCTTGCACCAGTACCTGCGGCAGTGTCGTTAGCCGAACTGCTTGATATAGTCATTACCGTGGCGGATGGGGGGTAGGAATACAAACCACCTTGTTCCCAGATGGTTTCTTTTGTGTCCCCAACATCGTTGTTGTAACCAAACTTAAAAACAGTTTTATGACCCGTGATTTGACCACGGGCCACCTGTAGCTCAAATGGCTCAGATGTTCCAACTTGCGTTATGGAACGAAAATTAGCCATCTGTACCTCTTAGGACAAAAAGATTGTCAATTGGTTGCTTGCACCTGTGAACGCACTTACATAAGCACCACTCGTAGCAAGAATACCATCATCTGGGATGTTTAGATGATGCAGTCCTGTTGGGAATGTCTGCGTAATTAGCGTTTCACCAGACGCGCCACCGTTTTTAATTGTAAATGCGCCAGCCGCAGCCGCGTAAATTACAATCTGACGAATGCGCGAACGCGAATCACCAACAACAGCCGCAGTAGTGCCCTGCGCCCAATTATATGCCTTTACTGGACCAGCCATAAGTAATCTCCTTATGCGCCAGCGGTTGCGCCAGTGTCCACACGAATCCAGTTTGATCCATCAGAAAATACTAGGTTGCCAGTACCGTTTCCTGTTGTTTCTGCTGCTTTTAGAGCGTCAGAAGCGTAAAGAACCATTCCTGTGCTTGCTGAAGCTGTTGGAAGTGTCGCAACTGTAAAAGTGCCAACGGTTACACCGTTACTTGATACGACTGGGCCTGAAAAATTAGTAGCTGCCATGTTTTTCTCCTCTCGTGTCCGAGGTCAACTCCTATAGTTTGCAAGGCTATAGAATATATACCGAGCATTATTGCTCTAACAGAGAATAACATATTCAAGCAAAAAAGAAAGGGGCAACCGAAGCTGCCCCAAAGTCCAACAGGGAGGTAATAACCTCACTGTAGCACAATTTATGCGCCGGGAGAACCGAATACGCAACGTGGGTCGGA